GCAGACGTACTGACCAAGTTGTACTTGCAGATTGCAGACAACAACAAACTCGACTGGCTGGAACAACAAGTATTTTCCGACGGTTTGATTATGGATGGCCGTGGATATTTTGATGTGCGGATTGATTTTACAGATCACACACAGGGTGAAGTGAGAATTACAGCGAAAGACCCCTGCGACATTTTGCTCGACCCTGATGCAAAAGATTATGACCCGGCTTCTTGGACAGAATTTTTTGAGACTCGGTGGATGACACTTGACGAGATCGAAGAGTTATACGGCAAGAAGCAAGCAGAACGATTAACTTTTATCGCTGAGAACGGCAACTCTTATGGGCGCGATTCGATTGAATACGAAGAAACTCGATTCGGTGATGCCGATACACACGAAGAACATATCCCAGGCGATGACGAGTACAGGAAAGTTCGGGCCTTACGGGTTATCGAAAGACAACATAAAAAGATGTCGCGCTGCGATTATTATGTTGACCCACTGACTGGCGACCAAAGACCTGCACCTGCGAACTGGTCTGACCAGAAGAAGAAAAAATTTGGCAAACAGTACGGGCTAAGTTTGATTTCCAAAGTTGTTCCTAAAGTTCGATGGACTGTTACTTGCGACAAGGTAGTGCTGCATGATGATTGGTCGCCCTACCCTGAGTTTACGATTGTTCCTTATTTTGCTTACTTTCGTCGTGGCAGACCTTTCGGCATGGTACGCAATTTATTATCTCCGCAAGAACAACTGAACAAAATTGCTTCCCAGGAATTGCATATTGTAAATACAACAGCAAACAGCGGCTGGATGGTTGAGTCCGGTTCGCTTGTTGGTATGACTCCTGATGACTTGGAAGAAAGTGGCGCACAGACTGGTTTGGTAGTTGAGTATGCCAGAGGCACTAATCCACCTACTAAGATACAGCCCAATACAATTCCGACAGGTCTGGATCGTATCAGTCAGAAAGCAGCGGGAAATATTAAAGCTATTTCTGGCGTAAATGACTCAATGCTAGGTAGTGACGGACAGGAAGTTTCTGGTGTTGCGATCCAAGCAAAACAAAATCGTGGCGTTATCATGATTCAAGTGCCACTGGATAATTTGCGAAAAACCAGACATTACCTCGCTGAAAAAATATTACGCTGCGTTCAGCAGTTCTATACCGAAGAGCGTCTTATACAAATTACAGACGAGACTGATCCGATGAAACCCCGCGAAGAATTACGCATCAACGAGATGTCACCGGAAGGTCGCGTTATAAACGATCTGACTATTGGTGAATATGATGTGGTCGTAGCGACTGCTCCCGCACGGGATAGTTTTGATGAGGTTCAGTTCGCTGAAGCATTGAATCTAAGGCAGGTCGGTGTAGCAATTCCTGATGATGCGATTGTTGAGTACAGTCACCTGACTAAGAAAGGCGAGCTTGCAAAACGTATACGCGAGTTAACTGGGCAAGAGCCGCCTACTCCAGAACAGGCTGAAATGCTCGCAATGCAGAATCAGCTAGAAATGATGAACATACAGCTTGAGATTCAAAAGCTCGAAGCCGAAGTACAAAAACTCCAGTCTGAAGCTGCCCTGAATATGGCAAAGGCTACAGACACTGCCGAAGTGCAACCACAGCTACAGATTGCAGAAATACAGTCTAAGCTGGCAATGAAGCAGCAAGAACTTGAGTTGAGAAGGGAACTTTCTGCAAACACCAATGAAATCCGCAAAGGACAATCGGATACTCAGGCCGCAACTAAGATTGCGTCAACTGCCATGCAAATGGCAAACAAGCAGCAAACTAATCCCCCCACTGATACAGGAGTCAACTAATGGCTAAGAAAGAAGCTGAGAAAGAAGAACTGCAATTTGAAAGGATGCCAGGGTCTGAAGAGATGGAGCAACCAGAAAACATAGACTTGAATTTTGGTCTTGGTGAAGAAACTGAAGAAGAGCAGCCCCAAGAAGAACAGCAAACTCAAGAGGTCACTGAGGATGCTGTTGTAGAAGAAGAACCTGCTGAAGAAACTACTCAAGAAACGGAGGAAGTTAGTGCTGAATCTGAGGAACCTGCTGAGACCCAAGAAGAACAACAGGAAGAAACAGTTGCCGAGCAGCCTGAAGAGGCAGAACCTGCTCAAGAAGAAGTACAAGCTAAAGAGCCAGAGCAACCTAAAAAACCGATGGTTCCTAAAACACGGCTAGATGAAGTCCTTCAAAAGAACAAAGCTATGCAAAAAGAGCTTGAAGAACTTAAAGCAAAGGAACAAGCACCAAAAGAAGCACCTAAATACGATTTTGATGCCGAAGAAGTCAAACTTCAGAACTTAATCTTGGACGGACAGGCTGAAGCGGCTGCAAAAAAACGAGCCGAGATACGTGCTGCCGAGCGTGAGCAGATTACTTTTGAAGTTGAGCAGAAAATGCGCCAAGAAATAACTATGTCTAACCAACAAAACGCAATATTGGACGCAAGTAAGCAGATCGAGGCCGAATTTCCTGTATTTGACCAGAATTCCGAGCACTATAACGAGCAATTAACGAACGAAGTTGTCGATTTGGCCGAGGCTTTGGGCTTAAAAGGCTACGATGGCGCAGATGCTATGCACAAAGCGGTGAAATACGTGGTTGCAGAGCATAATTTAGCAGCCCCTGCCCCTGAACCCACGCAACAAGCCCCATCTGCACCTAAAAAAGCGCAACCCGCAGTTGATGAAGTGGCTAAAAAACGTAGTGAGGTTGCTAAAAAGCTCAAAACAGCCGAACAGCAACCACCAAATCTCCCTGGCGAAAGCAGTTCCGCGCATGGGGAGCAACCTTTGGACATTAGCAACATGTCTGAAGAAGAGTTCAATGCCCTACCCCCTGCCACAATAGCCCGATTACGAGGAGATGTACTGTAATGACTAGGCAAAGAGACCCGATTTTAGCAAGAATAGGTGTTAGTGGTTATAACAAGCCTAAACGCACACCGAAACACCCGACAAAAAGCCATGTTGTAGTAGCTAAACAAGGCGATACAGTAAAAACCATACGATTTGGTCAGCAAGGTGTGCAAGGCGCAGGTAAAAACCCCAAAACCGCTAAAGACAAAGCGCGAAAAAAGTCATATTACGCAAGGCATAACGCTCAAGACTCTAATCCTTCTAAACTGAGTGCTCGTTATTGGTCGCATAAGGTTAAATGGTGATGAACCATGTACCCAATCTGTGAAGTGATATGGAAAGACGCTTGGATAGATACAGATGATATAACTGTAGCTGATGCCAAAGAGTTGAAAGCCATTGTTCGTCACACGGTTGGGTATCTTATCGAGATCAAAGAAAACGAAGGGCTAATTCTATGTACAGATTGGTATCCTGATGAAATAGAGTATGTAAATACACCAATAGTCATACCTTGGGGCATGGTCATTAACTATAAAACTATTGATAACACTATTACTAATTCATTTGACAAGATTAATTAGCCCAACTAATATATCTTTTACGCATGATAGAGCGATACTATCCGTGTCGTACACGTAAAAAACGTCTTATCTCGTCCGTAATGACGTAAAACTTACCGAGGTCGCACCTCGTTCTAAATGCGCTAAGTCGTTGCAGCACGATACGTTGCAAGGGTTTAGCCGCACCTAGTCGGCTGAGATTGGCAGGTTATGCCTGTTTATTTATAACTTTCATTTAACAATGGAGGCCGATTATGGCTTTAACGAATTTTGCATCGTTAACCAGTAATCAGTTAACTGCATGGAGCCGTGACTTCTGGCGTGTTGCTAGAAATATGAGCTTTATTAATCAGTTTGCTGGCACTGGTTCTAACGCTATGGTTCAAAGAATCACTGACTTAACTAAGTCTGATAAAGGAACCAAAGCAGTCATCACATTGCTTGCTGATATGACAGGTGATGGTATCACTGGGGATAACACCCTAGAGGGTAACGAAGAAGCACTTCGTGCCTACGATATCACCATCGAGCTAGATCAGCTTAGATTTGCTAACAGAATCGCTGGTCGTTTAGCCGATCAAAAATCTGTTGTAAATTTCCGTGAAAATTCTCGTGACGCTCTTGCTTATGCAATGGCAGATCGAATGGATCAACTTGCCTTCTTAACATTGGCGGGTCTTGCATATACAAACAAGACTAACGGTGCGCTAAGAACAACTTCAGCTACAACAGGTCACGAGCTTGTTGATTTGGAGTTTGCTTCTGACGTTTCAACTCCAACTACTAATCGTCACCGTCGTTATGACGCAGGTACAACAAGTCTTGTCGCAGGTGATACTACTGCTGTTGACGCTGCGGATACGATTAACTATCGAGCGATTGTCGAGTTGAAAGCGTATGCCAAGGATAACTATATCCGAGGTATTCGCAGCGCTGGCAATGAAGAAGTGTTCCATCTGTTTGTTACTCCACAGCAAATGGCTGATCTCAAGCTAGATTCAGATTTCCTAGCGAACGTGAGAAACGCAGGTGTTCGTGGACCAAGCAACCAGTTGTTTGCAGGTTCATCTTCACTGATGGTAGATGGCGTGATGGTACATGAGTTCCGTCATGTTTTCTCAACTGAAGGCGCAACTTCTGGAACTAGCACAAACGCTGGTTCTGCGGGTTACAAGTGGGGCGCAAATGCTGACCAAGACGGTGGAAGAGCACTGTTCTGCGGAGCGCAAGCTCTAGCAATGGCCGACATTGGCAACCCAGAAGTAGTTGAAGAGACTTTTGACTATGGAAACCAATCTGGTATTTCCATAGGCAAGATTTTCGGCCTACGAAAGCCTAAGTACAACAGTGACCATAACGGTTCTACTGAAGACTTTGGTGTAATCTGCTTAGACACTGCTGTTTAAGTAAAGTAGTAACCCCCTCCCTCCCTCCTGACTCCTGGGGAGGGTGTGGGGTTTTTTTAAATTTACGAGAGGACAAAGTTATGTGGACAAAACCTACATTCGAAAACGTAAGACTTGGCTTTGAAATCACTATGTATTTCAGCAATAGGTAAATCTTTATGAAAATAATCTCAGATAAAAACCTCCGCGTGGCAACAACCTGGGGAGCTGTAGTTGTTTTGGAAGCGGGAAAAGAAAGGGAACTGAGTGAAGAAATTGGACTTCTGGCATTACAACAAGGCGCAAAAGAAGTTGGCGCGAAGAGTAAAAAAGAATCAGTGAAGATTGAAGAGACTACACTGGTATCCATACGAGCAAGAAATGAAGACGGTCACTTTATTGCCGACGATCCTTCGACACCAGATGTAGATGAAGCATTTGTTGAAGTAGCAGTTGGCGATGTTACAGAAGTAGTTGTGGCTATTGAAAAACTTGTGTCGGATGGCGATCCCGCTAACTTTAAAAAGAATGGTGAACCAAAAGCAGCAGCTATTAACAGCGCGGTTGGCCGAACAGTAGCACCGGAAGAACGCACTAAAGCGTGGGATCAAGTTATTAATGGTTAGGTAAAGCAATGACGACTTCGGTTCAAAGTATAGTAGATAAAGCTCAGATAATTTTACAGGACACATCTGCTATACGATGGCCTGAGTCTGAACTTGTTAGTTGGGTAAATGATGCTCAACGGGCAATCGTTCTTATCAAACCTGATGCTAGTGCTACGAATGAGACAGTTACTTTAGCAACTGGTACTAAGCAGTCCATCCCATCGGGGGGTAATAGACTTCTTAGTGTTATTCGTAATATGAGTGCAGCCAGTGCGGGTAATGGCGGTAGAACTATCCGTATTGTTGATAAGGAAGTTCTTGATGCACAAGCACCTAGTTGGCATGACCCTGCCGCAACTGGTCTATCAAAGCATGGTACGACGGTTAAACATTATGTCTATGAAGAAAGTGATCCACGTACTTTTTATGTTTATCCAGGTGTTGCTGGTAATGCTTATTGTGAGATTGTCTACAGTGCAAACCCTGCCGCAGTTACCATAAGTGATGATATAGGTTTACCAGACATCTATTCTGTTGCAATCATGAATTACGTTGTTTACATGGCGTACATGAAAGACGCAGATTTTGCAGGGCATCAACAGCGAGCAGCTTCGCATTTTCAATTGTTCATGACTTCAGTAAGTGGTAAGTCGCAGTTAGACATACTGACTTCTCCAAATAGTGAACGCCCCGATCCGACTTTAAATCCAATGATGGGTAATTAACTATGGCAACAGTGAAATACGAAGACTTACTGCCTGACATCATTCCAATGGTTCCTGGCTGTACTGACACTCTGATTGAAAACACAATTCGCAATACCGTAATTGAGTTGTGTGAAAAAAGCGAAGTGTATCAGGCAGAACTTGATCCGGTGGATACTGTTGCTAATACCTATGAATATGATTTTGAGCCACCTACAGGAACTGTGGTCCATAAGATATTGTGGGCTACTTACGACGGGAACGACCTCGAAGCAGTATCTTCTTCTTTGCTAGAAGAGCGAGAACCAAAATGGCGAGAGTCAACTTATGTTGGTACACCCACTTATTTCATCAAACAATCTTCTAGCCAGTTTTGGTTAGTGCCTATTCCATCAGTTACAAAAGTAGGCAGCACGATTGTTAGAGCAATTTTAAAACCTACGCATACAAGTACAGCATGTGAAGCTGACATCATGAATGACTATCGTGACTCGATTGTTAACGGCACGTTATTTCGTTTACTGAGAATACCAAACAAAGACTGGTCCGATCTTACTGGTGCTGAAGTTTATGCACAGCTTTGGCAAGAAGGACTTAGTTTCGCAGACAGAAAAGCAAGATTTGCAGATAGCCCAGTGGCGAGGAAAGTAAAGTATGGCGGATATTACACCACTCCGTATAGAAGAAGACGAGCAACGTGGGAAAAGTATTAATACACCTAAAGTAGCTGACATTCGTGAAGAATGGTCATGGGTTAAAACTGGTGTTGAGAAGATTTTGGAGGCTAATAAACATCTCACCTACAGACCGGAAGATGTTTATGCCGCATGTGTCGGTGGGCAAGCTGTTCTTTGGACTACTGAAGAAGGCTTTGCAGTTACTACGACGGAGGTGGACGAGTTTACCAACGATAAGACTTTATTGATTTGGATAGCTTGGGCAAAAAGAAAAGGTGGAAAAGTCGGTATTGTACATACTGATTTTTTTACAGAGCTTGCTAAAGAACATGGGTATACCAAGTTAGAGATTAGATCGAACGTCGAGACAGTTGGAACTTATTTAACTGGTAGCGGTTGGGCTATAGATACAGTTGTTTATTCGAGGGACGTATGAGTTCAAAACCAAAGAGTGGCGATTACAAACCATCTGAAATGGAAAAGACTAGCGCAGCGGTAGCTAAAGCGCAGTACGACAATTTCAAAAAGAAATATGATCCGCTGTTGTTAAAGATGCGCGATCAGTCGTTGTCGGACGACCCAACCCGTATCGCAAGAGGCCGAGCTAATGCAGACACGATGCAAACATTAACTGCTCAACCTACGCTAAGACAGGCTACCGATGTGGGTAGTGCTGGAGCGTTGGCAGGTGGACTGACTTCACAACTAGGGCAAGCAACGGCAACAGGCAAAGCTATACAGGCTAAAGACCAGACAAATGTTTTAGGTACACGTTTAGGACAAGCGGCTGATGCACAAAGTGGTATGTCACAGCTTGCCCGGATGCAGACTTCAGAAGGA